CCTGGATTCTTTAACATTATTTTTTTCCTCCCCTAAATATTTGTGTTCCCTTTATACCATAAATACTCGCCACTACAAGGATCCAGAGATTTGTGAACCATGACGGGAGCGACTGGAAATGCTCAAAGAAAATTTTTATCTTGTCCATCGCTTGTGCATCATCTGAGAAGACCCCATATGCGAGCACCAAGATGGGCAACGTGAGAATCACGAGAACGGCCTCGTCCTTGTAATCTGACTGACGAGCTTCTAACAATTTTCCCTGGTAAGCTTCCTCACCTCGTGCTTGACGCTCTGCATGTAAAAGTTGTGCGTCTGACATCGCCACTTTTGCCTTCTGCTTGTTAGCATATATTTTACTTCCAGCAGATACAGCTAATTTAATTGCACTTAACCACATATTAATTACCTCTTGGTTTCATGATAGCCAATCGTTCTCTTGCCTCATTAGCTATCTCTTGTTTTTCTATGGATGTCTCAGCCCTTAGATTTGCTAATTCTTCGTTCTGATCTAGCTTCTCATCCTGATTCTGTTGATTCATCATGGCTCTCATACGGTCTAGATCTAGTCGTTCTTGACCCTCTTTCTCTTTTCTGGAGTTCTCCTGAGCCTGTAGATCCAATTCTCTCGCTCTCAATGCGGCGATCGGATCGTTTCCATACTGTGAACTGATCTTTTTCTCCTCTTTTGCAAAATCTTCCATCATTTCAGACACCAGAATAGCTTTTCTACCCTCTATTCTCTCCTGTAGCATTCGCATCTCCTGTTGAAGCTGCGGATTTTGCATATTTTGTTGCATCATCTGGCCCATTTGAGCTAATTTTGGCAATTCTTCCCTGAATTCTACCTCGATCTGCTCCTGTGCCATCAAACTTATGTGTTCTAGTATGTTTTTCTGTATCGCAGCACCTATTGCGGGTGCATTTTTCACCATATTAGTCTCCATGAAGTTCAAATGCGCCGTGATATGCGCCTGATGGTCCTGTCCGGGGAATGCCTGAAACGGTTTTCCAGCCAAAGCATCGATATGTTCCAGTGCTGGGTCCTTCGGCATAGGTTGTTCTGGTCTTTTTAGGATAAGATCAATATCTTTAACACCCAGAGCCTCATACATGTTTCTGTAGACCTCATATTGGTTGTGAATTGCAGGATTAGAAGCTGCCAGTTGCATCTCTGTTTGAGCGAGTGATATCCGCTGCGTCTGTGAAAAGATATTTGGATCCGCAACTGGCAATATATCTATTCGGTCGTCGAAATCAGATTGCTTGATTTGCTTTTGACCGCCAACAACATCATACGGATAAACTGGAGGTAAGTAAAGTTTAAAAACTCTCGCCATCAAACCAAACTCACGTTTCATAGAAGCATATAATCTCTTATGAATCGCTGACATTGTTCTAGATCCACGTTCTAATAATGCAACGGTTGTACCAACCGCAGCATTCTGATTGCCCTCTCCCACTTGCATGTCTGCTATTGATGCAAATCTCTGTCCAGCACCAACAACGACACTCATCAACTGTAACAATGTCGGTGATGGTTCCTTGAATGGTAACGGCATGAATGCGTCTTTCAGGTTTCCACCCGGTGCATCCACATCTCTAAACTCTCCTGGTTGAATAGGCTGTGCCTCATCTCGCATCTTGATGCCACGCATCTTGAATCCTGCCGGTAGATTAGACAGGGTTCCGGCGTCAAGGAGCGATCTCAATGCTGCGGTCGCTGATCTTGATAGACCACCGATCATGTGTATCAAACCGAAACCATAGAAACCTAGTCCTGGTAAAAATTTAAAGTGCACAAAATAATTTATCTTTTGTTTCATCGGATCACCGATCTCATAATTTCTTCTGATAGATAAGACCTCTCGTGATCCCTCTTCTATTGTCACTATGTAAGGTAGTTTGATTCCTGTAGGCTCACCATCCTGACCCGCATCCTCAAAACCATCTATGTCTAGATGCACATGACACTCAAGAAGCGTGAACATTCTCTGATCTCTGCCCTTGCTCATGCCACCTAGTTCTCTCTCTTTTTTGTCAGATTGACTCTCATTCTCCTGACCTGGGGTAAGTTCTATATCTCTATAGAAACCACCAACCTGTTGTTTTCGAAGTTCATTCTCTGACATCTTAACAACATGAATAATTGTTTCCGCATCGTCTAATGAGGTAGCCGTGTACGGAACAACTAAATCATCAGCAGGAACAAACTTGGATACTGTTCTCTGCATGATTTCATCGTAGTAAACTTTTTTAAATGTAGATCCTGTAAGTGGTAGATAAAATAACATCTGATCAAACTCAGATTCATATTCTTTCATCTCACTCATGATCTGGTAATTCATGAATTCTTTGACACGCATTGATTGCGCCTCTTTATCTGGAGTTGGCATTCCAACTATCTGTGTTCTGACCGGACCTTGTGAAGGTAGTAATTCTTTGTATGCTAATGATTGAAACTGTGTGACAGCCTCTGCTAATACCGGGTGAACTGCACCTGATGCACCTTTGAATGGCTCTGTGTTTTCCTCATACTTGAATCCCAAAAGATCCAAACCTTTTGTGTAAGAGTTTTCCCAATCTTTTCTTGATGCTTTGTAGTCTGTGTAATTTTCGTAAAGACTGTGACCTATCGGAGATAATACTTCTTCTGGAAGCAACTCTGCTAAATTTGCAAAGTGATCGTCACCTTGTTCCTGGCTACCAACAGATGGATCAAAATTTATATCAACACTGCCATCCTCATTCTGTTGAACGTCAATTGGTTGATCAGGGTCTTTTTGTTGTTCTTCCTGTAACTCTACTTCTAGTTCGTCAGGACTTGGTATATTTATCGATTGCTTTACGTTTGGTAAAGACTTGTCTATTTCTGCCATTTATTTTCTCCAGTTTCACTGTCTTAACAGTATTATAATTAATATTCAACCCCTGTGGTGTTGGCCCTGATTTTGGTGGTGGTCCTGATTTTTTGCCTATCAATCTAATAACCCACCTTCATCCATTAATAAGTCATTATAAAAGTCTCTTTCTTCTGGTGACATTGCTTTTACTTTTGCTATCTCATCTTTTGCAAATTTACCGTATTGGTAGAGTCCTTCTAAACCTAATGATGCAATACCTAGAGGTGATGCAACTCTTGCAGCACGCATTGCCATAGCAGGAGACATTCCAGCTAGTGTTGCTCTTTCTGCAACTTTTCTTAACATTGGATTTTTTATTTTATCAGTTATGCTTGTTACACCTTTTACTAGTGATGGTGCAAATGCAGCTTCTGTTTCTAAACCTACTCTGTCTAAAGTTTCTGTTGGATCAGTTCCTAATGCAACATTTAATCCAACCATACCAGTTGGTCCTAAAGCTAGATTTAAACCTTTACCTAAAATTTTTCTTCCTGTTTTAGTTCCAAGAGTTCCTGCTGCTGCTGTTCCAGTTGCAACTTTTTCTCCTGTGCTTAATCCTTTTTCTACAAGTGGTGCATCTTCTATAGCAGCGCCTTGCATTTGACCTGTTGATATTAAATCTTGTTTTATTTGTGTGTAATCGTTTTCAGTATATCCCACAGTTGGCACCGCAATGGCCCCACCAGCTCCAATTGTACCAAGTTTTATTTTTCCTAAACTATCTTTTTTAACTGGATAGTATTGTGGTTTAAAATCAGGTGTCCAAAACGATATAGTATCATTTATTTTATTAACAGGGTCTCTTCCATAATCAAAAAAATCAGAAGATTTAAAAATTCCTTTTTCAACATTAGGTTTTAATCTTACTCTTAGTTTTTTTGCTTCTTCTAAAACTTTTTTTACTTTAGGATCATTAGGATTTGGATTAGATTCTAAAAATTTTTCAGCATCTCTTTTAAAACCTGAGTTTAAAAGTCTTGGAACTGATGCTCTATTTTCAGGCACATCTAATAAAAAATCTCCTTTAGATATTTCTCTATTGTGGTCCATTTCAAAAAATCTTGATGAATCTTTTGGATTGTTATTTAAAAAACTTAAATTAGGATTCTCATAATAAATATCCCCTGTAGCTGGATCTACTCTAGTCCCTAACATTTTTAATTTATCTGGATTAGCTTTTAAATAAGCTAAAATTTTAGTCGGATTTTTTTTAATTTGATCATTAGAAACTTTTTGAATAGCAGTTTGTGTCCAATTTATAACTTCTTCTCTATCTGAAAGTTTACCTGCTTTTGCTAACTTATCTAATCTACCTGTTTGTTTTGTTCTAGCTTTAGTTGCCAACCTTCCTATTTTTAAAACTGGATCTGCTTTTTCTTTTTCTTTTCGTTTTAATTTTTTTCTAAAACTAATGTTAGTTTCCATTCTTGTTTTTAAACCAGGTATTTCTTTTGCTAATTCTTCTTTGGCTTGCATATAATTAGGTATATTATAATTAGTTAATTTTTCTGTCTTAATACCCAAAGGGTCTAAACCTTGTGGTACATAACTTCTGTCTTCTAACATTTTCATTATTTCTTGTTTATAACCATCAACAGACAATTGATTTTTATTCATTATTTTTTGAGAAATATATTTTTGAATTTGATCCTTTGAAGGTTTTCCAAATCTATTTCTTCCAATTAAAAATTCTTTATCTTTTACTTTTTCAAAAATTTCTTCTAGGTTTTCATTTCTACCTTTGTTAAAATCTATTAAATTATCTATTTCAGTCTCTATATTTTTTGCACTTGTAAATTTTTCAGATCTTAAAGTTGAACCTGATTTTTTTTCAAGACCAAGATCTCTTGCTAATTTTGTTTGATAAGAAGGAGATAATCCTAATAATTCTTCAATATCTGATTCAGTTTTAGTAAGTCTTAGTTCTTTAAACTTTTCTATTATATCTTCTCCATATCTTTTTTGTTCTGAATATAATCCTGTTCCTGGGGCATATCTTTCTTTATATATTTTTTCTCCTAATTCTTTTTTTAATATATTTGTAACTCCTTCTTTAGAATTTGGTTTACCTTTTTGACCTCCACCAAGTTCTTTAAATTTTATGGTTATTTCTTTTAATATTTCATTTATAGTTTTTCCTTGATCAGATAAGAGTTTTGCTAAACGAACAACTCCTCCTGCATAAAAACCTACACGGCCGCCTGTTGCTGCAGTCTCTCTTACAGATTTTCTTCGTAAGTATTCTTCGTAAGTTTCTTGAGACGGGTCAAAGTCTTTCAGCAGTTCATCTTTAAGTGGACCTGGTTCTAGGTCATCTGTTAAATCTGCAGTTTGTGTATTTTGTTTTTGTGCCGGTCGCAACATGTACGCCATCATCTGTTCGTATTCACCTATCTTCATTATACCTTTAGTATGCCAGCTAGCCCGCCGCCTGCCGCTAGGACCCTGCCGCCTGTTGCATTTTCTGTTCTGTCTGTTGGATCAAAGTCTTCCAACATTTCTTTTTCTCTTAGATCTTTTCTTAGCTTATCTGTAAGCTCTTTGTTACTCATGAGTCCAGGATCATAGCCATATTCTTTTTTAGGAACAGGTAAGTCTGCCATGTCATAGAAACCTCTATTAAATTTAAACAGTTGTTCAAACTTATCACCTATTTCCTTATAACTACCAGACTCTCTCATAATCTTATCACCATATTGTTCAAAGACATCATCAACAGCGATTAAAGCATCCTCACCGTATGCTTTTCTAAATACATCAATAGGGTCAACTCCACCTTGATAAACTTTTTCAATAGCATCTCTTTCTCTTGCATCAGGTATATTTAATGTACCATCTTTTAATCTTCTTTCTAAAAACTCTCTAAGTGTTGCTCTAATATTTGCTTCGTTGTTTCCAACTCTCATCCTGTCTTCCATATTTTTAAGAGCGGCTCTAACATTTGCTGCGCTATCTAATGGGGCTGTATCCTCCACACCAATGCTTCTTAATATCTCTTGTAACTTTGGATCCTCTTTTAATCTCTCTGTGTCCTCTCTTGCTTTTTGTAGAGCGGTGCTAGCCTCATCTGTGGACATGATACCTTCTTTGATTGGAATAACTTCACCTTCTTTTTTTGTCTCCTTACCAACTTTTGGTTTTTTTATTCTAGTGTAGATCCTATCAATCTGTTTTTGTAATAATTCTGTCACCTCGCCAAACTGTTGTTTGGCAAATCTCACTATGGCATCTCTCTTGACACCCTGTCTTGCAAGTCTCTCGGCTGCGATTAAAAATTGTAATAATGGACCCATAATCTACCAGTAATACTTAAATTGTTTCTTTGGCAGTCTCTCATCCTCGTAATCCTCCGGATGGTTTATAAGACCACCTTGCCTAAATCTCATGACAGCCTGTGTCGTGCTATCAACCAGGTCATCATGATCCCCATAAGGGAACGCAGCACACTCTTCTATAACCTCCTGAGCGAACTGTTTATTCAAAGGTGCATGTATAATACCAGATTCGAAGAGAGGTGCAACCGAATTAACTCTGGTATGTTTATCGTTTCCTTTTGATGGTGTGAAATTCACTACAGGTATACCCATCTGCCTCAACTCATATGTCAGTGGTAATCCCGATGCCTTTGACTCTATCAACACGGTCTCAGGTTGCCAGTAATCATACTGCTCCTTTGCAACCCTACGAAGTTCTGGAAACTCCAATCTATCCTTTAGCGCATCCAATAATATCAGCTGTGGTGGTCCCTCCTCGCTCTCACGAAACACACCCCATGTGGTTATCGCACTAAAGTCTGCGGTCTCCTTTTTCATGAACGCTGTATCATAGGACTGTATGACATGATC